CACACACGCCAGTTGTGGCAAATCACGTAGCTGATCACATCAAAAAAGAGATCGAAAACAGGTTTTTAGACAACCTCAACAAGGAATTGTAAATGCTGAATAAAGTTATTCTAACCGGACGCATGGTGGCAGACCCTGAGCCAGTTCAGACGTCCGGTAGTACATCTATCACCAAGGTACGTGTAGCAGTAGATCGCAAGGGCCGTGAAAAAGAGACGGACTTCTTTGACTGTACGGCGTTTGGGAAGACGGCGGAGTTTGTTGAGACGTACTTGAACAAGGGACGCATGGTGGCACTCGTCGGCCAGCTCCGTGTACGCTCGTACGACGCCAAGGATGGATCCAAACGGAAGGTCTGGGAGATCGTTATCGATGAGATTCATCCTCTTGACTCACGGAAGGTCGAGAGCCAGGAACAACCCACCCGTACTTCAGCGCCTGTAGCAACAGATGATATTGAGGACCCATTCGCATGACACGCGAACAGATCAACGACTTCGTAGAAGCTGCTGGATTTGAGTCCACGCTTGTTGCTGAAGGACTTGATGACGCCTTCATTGGCATTACTGACGACGGTGTTGCCGTATACAGTAAAAATAGATGTGTTCGATCCATAATGGAAGCTGACGGCATCTCAGAAGAAGAAGCCATTGAGTTCCTTGAGTTCAACACATACAGCTGCTACGTAGGTGAGATGACACCACTGTTCATCACAACCGTCGATTAGCAGTCCCACGCTCTTAGCGACTTATTGATGCGGCTATTCGGATCGTTTGCTGTCTTACTCGAGGTGTTCTTGGCTTTCATGCCGGACATGCGAGCACAGAATGACTTTCGTCTAGCTGCATCTTTAGGTGTCTTAGGGTTTGGAGCAGGTGGTTTAAGGTTTGCGCCAGTCGTCTTCTTGTAATATGCGCGACCTGCAGCGTTTAGACCACCTGCTGGATTTTGATGTTTTTTAGTTACGCCCATGGCGTATTGTACTCCCACTGTTGGGATCGAACCAACGACCGTCCGGTTAACAGCCGGATGCTCTACCGCTGAGCTAAGTGGGATTAATCGTTACTTGATGTAGCCTAGCTTACGTGCCTTCTGTACGGCCTGTACACGGGCACCACGACCACTACAACCAAGCTTCCAGTACATTGCATCCATATGGAATTGAACGGTCCTGTGGCTAATAAGAAGCGACTGAGCCATCTGCTTAGCAGTCATACCTCCAGCCATCATTTTTACGATTTCTTTTTCGCGTGGGCTGAGCTCGTAAGATCCATCTGCTGTCGCTGGCTTCTCGGCAGGTGCTGCCTCTTCGCCGATTTTCTTCCATTCAAAACCATCAAAATATTCGCCTTCACGTCGGCCTGGTGTTTCTTCTTCCATATGAATATTCCTTGATGTACAATCTGGTTATGTAATACATGCAGTATTAGCAAGTAAGTATAACACATAGGATGAGTAGCCATGCCAAAGGAAGATGTACTGGATAAGGTTTTAAAGGTAACAGAAAAACCTGTTTTTGCTTTGAGGAAAGCTGTTTATGGATTAACTCCAAATGGCTACACTGATCAAGAACGCGCAGACATGGCGATGCCTGAATACAGAAAAGGCAATCTTCCGAAAGATGATCCGCGCACGCAAAAGCCTATTGCAAAAGCAATTAACAATAATACTTACGACCCGCAAGAGCAGAAAGACTTTAAATACCCAACTGGTAAAAGCAATACTCGTGAAGCCCGTATTAAAACTCAAGGCGACATTGCCGCGTATAAAATGCAACAGGATGTTGCAAAAAAGAAAGCCCGTTCAACTGTAGCTAAATTGCAAAAAGATATGGGCGCCGGTATGGCTAAGGCACGTGCTGCAAGCGCAAAACCAGCGCCATCAATGAGAAGCATGCTTGGCATGCCGAAAGGTAAGTAATAATGCTTTTTGGGCAAATGAACAAGCATGTCAATCACTTGAATATGCGTATATTACTTGGCATTGAGAAGAAAGAACACGGGCTTAACCAGAAGCCTAGCGCTAAGAATTTAGCTACCATGGAACAGAAAGAACATGGACTAAAGAATAAGCCGTCTATGAAACAGATCTTGCGCATGGAGCAAAAAGAGCATGTCAAAAACGGAAACATTATCATTGGTAAGGGTTATGAAAAGGGGAAGAAGAAATGAAGTGCAAGGGATGCGGTAAAGGAATGGTCGGCGGTAAGTGTCCAGGTTGCGAAGGCAAGTCCATGGGTCAGATGATGGGCATGCAGAAGGGCATGAAGAAGGGTATGGATTCTAAAGCTAAGGGCAAGAAGTCTATGCCTATGGGATTCATGCGTGGCAAGTAAGAAGACAGTACCGTCGGAAGAAGAGGTGAAGGCGGTACTTCCAAATCAGCCTCAAAACACCCGGCAAAGTCCATTGCAGGGTAATCGTCGCTTAAACATGGCAAGGATGCAGAATGGGCTTACTAGCCCCTCACAGCGTATGTCCATGAATAACCTTATGGGATTAGCAGCCCGTAAATCTCCTTATAGCGCTGGAAGTTAACTATGCCTCAAGAACAACTCACTAAAGAAGACGAAAAAACACGCGACAATCTACGGAATACCGCTATAGTTGGACTAGCTGGGTTGTTAGGCATTCCGGTTGCTGAAGCTGGGCGTAAACAAGTTGTCGGTGCCAAGATCCTCAAGATGATGGAGCGAGGGGATCTTGGTAAAGACTTTTTAGCTAAAGGCGGCAAGTCGGTTGTAGGTAAAAGCTTTTTAGATCAAACTAAACAAGTTACTCCTGATCAAAGACGTGTAAAAACCACAATTACTGGCAAGGATGCAAGACAGGCTGCGCTAGATCCTGCACTGAGACAGCAGATACATGACCTTGTTGCATCAGAAGTACAGCGCCTTAAGAAGGTAACATCTGGGATTACGCAGCCAATTACAGAGGCTATAAGTCCTACTGCTGTTAATAAAAGTGCTCGCAGGAAATTTGTTCCAGAGCAAAAAAAACAGGTTCAAGCTAAGCAGAAACAAGCCACTGCTGCATACAACGCACGCGTTAAAAGATCCGAAGCAGCAAAGGCCGCCGCTGCTGCCAAGCGTATTGATGCCGAAATATCACAACAAGTTATCGGCATGAATAGAGATGCCAAACTCAGAGGAACTGGTATCGCAGTTAACGAGACTATTTCCAAACGTATTCCAGAACTTGGAAAAGAGCGGCGCAGGTTAATAGCGTCTCGTAATAAATTAAATAAAGAGCTTGGAGAAAAGCCAAAGCGAGGACGAACCCAAGCAAGCAGAGATGCTGCTGTCGCATGGGACGCTAAACAACAGCAAGTCAAGGCTATTGATGAGCAAATAGCAAAGTTAGACGCATTAATTGTGCCAAGCGGTCAATTACGCGTAAATCCTCAACTACCTATTACTGAACTACCGGGAGCTGCCGCTTCTATTATTGGAAGAATGCCAGGTACTGAACCAACTAGTACCTTCTTCCGAGGTGGTCAAAATGTTCCGCCTGCTAGGCAACAACTTAATCAAGACATAACTGACCTAGGTAGATTGCAGAGAGATGTTCTTCCATTTGGTTTAACACCACCTAATTTCAGTCAACCACAGGGGTCTATGTCAATATTTACAGACCCAGCAAATCCTAATGCTCGAGGAACGACCACTCCATTCCCTGGCGCAATTGAGACTCAGCGATATTTTGACGTGGCTGCACCTGGCACACCTCAGTTCACGCCTCAGCAGGGACCAATGCCAGAACCATCACCAACAATACGGGACAGATTTCTTGAGAAATACGATCCTGCTGGATACCAGGCAATACAAGATCAATTTACGGAAGCGATGGATACGTTTAATCCCGCTAACGTCAATAGTCGTTATGATCCTACAGGTCAAACAAAAGTAAGCCCTGCTGAACGTACAGGTCGAATTATGAGGATGGCAGCTGAAAAGCAAGCCGGTAATAAGACCGACCCGACGTTAATTGACAGAATCTTAAAGATGTTTAACGTAACTGGGAATGTTTCTCCCGAAGTAGCCGCAAATATTGGTAGTCAAGCAACTGTTCAAGCTAAGAATGCAGTGGCTACAAAAGCTTGGCAAGCGGCTAACCCGAAAGTCACGTTTGATCCAGCAAACCCGCAGCATGTTGAACAACTTGCTGGAATGGGTTGGCAAGATCCTTTGTCTGTACGGCAAACAAGTGCTATTAGCAACGCTGCAAATAATGCTGCTAGTGTTGGCGATATTAAAGTGCCACGCACTAGGCTTGGCATGAATGCCGCTGCAGCTGATGCTGGACGAACTCTTGGGCTCAAGGGTACACAGACATTTAACCCAGACCTTAAAGTGGGTGACGTTAACTTAGGTAAGTTGAATAGATGGATGACAGGTGGATCACTTCTTGGCACTGGGGCAATGGTTGGCTATAACTACCTAAGAGCTAAGGGAGCTGAAAAAGATGCGGCAGCGTCAGCAAAAAGCGCTCCGAATCCAGCTCCGACGTCTGAGCAACCAGACGCGTTGCAAGCATGGGCGCTTAAAGGCTGGAATAGAATTGCAGGAATGGAAGCAAACAAATATCAGTCAGGTAAAGATATTTACAACACAGTTATAGAAGAAGCAAAGAAGTTGAATGGTTGGAATAAGATGTCCGAAGATAAAAAGAAAAAAGCTATATCATTCTGGATCACTTACGCTAAACAACGCGATGGCGGAAAGTAACGCAAGGCAGTGGGAAACGAAACTCTTATTGCTAAGCAAATGCTAGGCTTGCTAAAAGCAGGTCGTGGCAAGTTGGCGCCTGTTGCAAAAGCAATTGCGCCAGGCGTTTACGATCAAGCTGTTAACTGGGTAGACATGCTGACTGATCCGCCAAGAGTAGCCATGGAGAAATACGCCTCAGAGTTTAATCCATCTCCCTCAGTAATTAAGACGATACAGAAATTTCGAGATTTTGCTGGAAATGTAGGATCTATTCCTATGGCTCCTCCTTTTTTAGGCCAAGGCTCACACTCAAGAGGATATGTACCAGAGACAAAATTTACATTAAGTCCATGGGGTATGTCTGGCATGGGCAGTATGGGCAACATGTACGATCCATACTTAGAAGCTGCTGTAAAGCACAATCAAGGAATGAGGCAAACTGAAGAAGCTCAAGATGCAGCAGCCAGTAAACCATTTGAAGACTGGGAAACTTTGCAGCAACGAGCAGCAGCAAGGCATAAAGAAACTATTGCTTTCCAGCAAAAAATGCGCACTGATCCACGTGTTTTAAAAGCGGCAAACAATGATCCAAAGCAAGTTGCAAGGATTATTCACGAGATGACCAAATTAAGAAATAGCCGCAATCCTTTTAACCCTGGCGATTTTATTAGATATTACGATACAGCCAACAATGTTCCATTTGGCTCTCTTAAGGCAGGGCCGATGACAGAGAACTGGTATCAGTTAACAGACAAGACGAACCTCAGGCCGTACATCATCCGCTAGTAAGTTGGTATTATTAATGCATGTCAGAAATTGTCACTATTGATGGTAAGCGCTATCGCGTGACGGATAACCGGAAGGTCCTGCTGTGCAGTGGAACAACAGTTGATGAAAATGGGCCACGTCCGTGTAATGCTATGGCTCTTAAAGGCCGTGATTATTGCGGCTATCATGGCGGCAGGTCTCTTATAGGTCCAGCTCATCCTAACTTTATTACTGGCTTAGAATCCAAGAATTACAAACGATTTAGCAACGTAGGTAAAGATCTATTAAAGAAGATTGAAACACTGCGTGAAGATCCTGACTTATTTAGTCTTAAAGATGACGCGGCTTTTATCACTGCCATTATGGATGCTAGGGCAGAGGCTGCTGCTGAAGGTGTCGGCATTGATCAATACAAGAAGGTTCAAGCCGCTTATTCGTTGGCACACAGTAAGCTTGGGTCTCCAGACTTTATAGACTCGTTTGAACAGATTGGCGATGTGTTATCCGAAACACTTGACCAATACGCAGCTAGTAGAGATGTTATTGAGTTAATAGAGAAACGCGTTGGTATTGTAGAGGCGGAGCATAAGATGATGCATCAGAAAGCTTATACACTGGAAGTGGATCAAGCCTTTAGCCTCGCGATGCAAGTGTTGGATATTGTGCGGGAAAATGTGCATAACGCCGAGGAACTGATTGCTATTCGAGCCGGGGTACAGAGGCTATTGAAGGTGTACAAGAGTGAGGATGATGAAGTCATTGACGCGGAGGTAATAGATGAATCTGCGTGATTTGGAGAAGATGACTCCAAAGAAATTTAAGCAATTTGCTCGTCCGGATAAACCATTGACACATGCTTTGCTTGAAGCAATGGACGCCAGGTTGAAAGAAGTTATAGAGACTGGTGACTACGACAGTGGGAAGGCATTTAAAATTAACGGATCAGAACTAGACTACTTGACTTGGCTCAAAACGTTTGCTCCACACGCGGCGTCATCAGAGCTCGCACCGCATCATAAACGCGCATGGGAGTGGGCTGAAAGTCTCGAGCAAGGCATAACTCCACCAGCGCTTATTGAGTGTTGGTTTCGTGGTGGTGGGAAAAGCACAACCATGGAACTTATATCAGCACGCATTGCAGTTAAAGGTACCCGCAGGTTCCTGTTGTATGTGTGTAGTACGCAAGAAGCAGCTGACCGCCACGTCACTGACATCGCCAACGCAATGGAACGCTGTGGTATTGAAAGGGCTATGAACAAGTATGGCTTTTCTAAAGGCTGGAATGCGTCAAAGCTTAGGACTGCTAACGGGTTTAATGTTCTTGCTTTTGGGCTCGATACTGGTGCTCGTGGTGTTAAGCTGGACCATCTTCGTCCAGATTTCATCATCTTGGACGACATTGATGAATTGGATGACTCAGTTAATCGAGTCGAGAAAAAAGTAGCAACGATCACGCAAACAATTTTGCCAGCTAAGTCAAATGATTGCGCTGTTGTATTTGTTCAGAACCGCATTCACGCCAACAGTGTTATGTCTCAAGTGCTGTCTGGTGAGCTAGACATGTTGCAGAATCGCGTACAGAGCCCAATTGTCCCAGCTATTAACGACCTTCGGTATGAGCCTGTGGAAAAAGAAGATGGACGCATGGGCTATAGGATTACCAGTGGCACACCTTCATGGAAGCACAAGGACCTGGAGGTGTGTCAACAAGAGATTGACACGTATGGCCTCATATCGTTCCTGCGTGAGTGCCAGCACGACGTTGGTGTTGGCGGACGATTCTTCCCTGAATTTAAGCAGCATGATGACAAGGGAAATCCTTGGCATGTAGTTGACACCATTGACTTTAAGCCTTGGTGGAGATACTGGGCAAGTCACGACTTTGGTACCAACGCTCCATGTGCGTTTTATCTGTACTGTAGCGACGAGCACGAAAACGTGTACGTTATTGGCGAGATCTATAAGGCAGGCATGGTTTCCAGTCAGCAGGCTGAGGCTGCACTGGAATTGCTTGAAAAGTTCAAAATGGCTGAACCTGTTGACCCAGAGCGCCGCACTGGTGAATGGAAGACAAGGCTTGAGGCTATCGCGTTTGACTGGGGCAACACATTCCCACCAGATAACCCGGCACAGCGCATTGGTGAATATCCTGTCGAAGTCTGGTGGCGTAAGGGTATGCCAGCAGTAAGGGCTGTTAAGGATCGTAAAGCTGGGTGGCGCCGAGTCAAGGAGTGGCTTGCTTCAACTCGAATGAACGACGGAGCAGTTACACCACGGTTTAGGATTTTGCGCAATGGGTGCCCAAACCTTATTCGTGAGCTAGAAGCTGCAATGGCAGACCCGCGTGATCCAGAAGACCTCGACAACGGCACTAAATCAGACCACGCTCTTGACTCTTGTAGATACGGAGTCATGTGGCGTGAGTACCCGGTGTCGTGTGATGAAGTTCAGTCGCAAGGTAAGTTCAAGCCTTCATGGCTTGCAAAAAAGTCACCAGAGGACTTTGTATGATCTATATTGCCATACTTTTGGGAATCATAAACCTATCGTTAACAGTTATCGTATACTTGCAATTGAAGCAAATAACGGGAGTAGGTATACAACTACCATTCTTGCCCTATGGGGATAGGTACATCTGATGGCACTGCAGGACATACTGAGTAACTTAATGCCAGGGAAACCCAAGGTTATGGCTATGAAAAAGCCAGACAACTACGGAACGCCTGGCAGTTTTGATGTGGAAAGCTTGTTACTGAATGACCCTGACAAAATGGGCATTGATCATGACAAGGCTGATTGGAAAGTTTCTCCCGACGAAGATCCCGAAGAATCAGCAAAGATCAATAAGTTTGTTCGCGATCAGTTTGAAAAAGCTTACCGTACACGCCACGAAATGGAACTTGAATGGATGCAAGCCCTTGCATTTTTCGAGGGGCGCCAGTGGTACAAGATTAATAGCCAAGCACGCAACCTAGCAAGTCTACAAGACCCATCTGAGAGTAACAGATATATCACTGTGAATAAGATGAGGCCATTGATTGACGGCGTTGTCGGCAAACTAACACAGGTTAGTCCGGATGCTCGTGCTGTCCCATTGTCATACAACGAGCGTGACCAAGCTGCTGCAGATGAAGCAAATTTCATTGCTGGTCACTACACACGAAAGTTTAGTAGAGAGACGCAACTTAAAGAACGCGTCCGCTGGGCATGCGTGACAGGTACGTCGTTTGTCAAGATATGGTGGGATAGCAAAGCAGAGCAAGTGATGCCATACATGGGCATCGATGGACAAATTCAAGGATTTGAAAAACTACCACTTGGTGATGTGTGTGAGGAAATCATCCCCTGTTTTAATGTGTATGTTGATCCGCACGCGCAGACTGACGAACAGATCAGGTGGATGATTCACGCATCTATCAAGCCGCTTTCATGGTTTGTCGACAACTACGGTGAGGCTGGTAAGAAAGTAAAAGCGAATGCCTTAACTGGGCAGACAGCTGGATATGTTGACGCTTACTTGGAAGGTGCAAATGGAACAGGACTTGGCTGGGTGCAACCGACGTCGGCTAGGCTTAATGCAGCTGACCACCGGCGACACGCATCCATTGTTTACGAATATTGGGAGAAACCTACAAGTCAATACCCTAAAGGTCGATACATTGTATCCACTGACGACGTACTACTGTACGCGGGTGTGTGGCCATACAATAAGCGAGACGAGTTTCCATTTGTGCCATTGCGCTGGCAACCCAGAAGTGGAACCCCTTACGGACACAGTTTAGGCTACGACCTTACTCATCTTCAGCTGACGTACAACCGCATTTACAGCCGCGCTGTTGAACAGATGGAGAAGAACAAAGACTACGTTGTCATTGAGCGCAGGTCACGTATCGGTGCTGACGCGTTCAATGTGACTGGAGATGATATTGACGACAAGAACAGGCAATTCCGTAAAATCTATTACGATACCGGCACGCATCCTCCGCAGATTCAGCGTTCACCGGGCATCAGTGCGGATCTGTTTCCGTTTCTCCAAGTTATTGAAAAGGACATGGCTGACATTGCAGGACTTCATGACGTCAGCCAAGGAATGGCTCAAGCTGGCACACCAGCTGAATCTGTTCGCTTGCTACAGCGAGCTGACAACACACAGCACAGTTACATCAGAGCAGACATCGAAATTAGTGCAGCAAAAATTAAAGAATGGGAAATCGCTCTCGTTGAACAGTTTGCTGTTGCTCCTTTCATGGGCTCCGTAGACGACCAGATGAATCCTAAAGACCCTGTACAACAAGGCATTATCGATTTCGAGGCCATTCGGGATGGTGGTCAATACAGAGTTGTGTATGTGCCTGGTTCAACACAGGAAGATTCGCCAGACCAGAGAATGCAAAAAATTTCTATCTTGCGACAGATGGGATTGTTTGGTGATCCTGCAGATCCAGATACCAACGCTCTTGTTGTGAAAATGTTGCAACTCCCGGAAACAACGCAGATCCTCGAACATCTGGCAATGCAGCAACAGAAGATGGAACAACAGCAGCAACAGATGATGGAAATGCAACAGCAACAGATTGCAGCACAAAATCAGCCAAAACAGTCATTTGATCCTGAAGCTGAACAGGTAAAAGCTGAGATTGACATGCAGAAGCAGCAAGCTAAACAGGAAGCTGACATGCAGAAAATTGAAGCTCAGAGCCGTGCTAAGCAAGACGATTACGCTTCACAGAAATTAGCAGACTTGCGCCACGAAGTTATTATGAAACAACTTAGTGGCGGAGACAGTCAGGAAAAACCACGTCCTGATGGTAGCAACAATAAATAATTGTGGTAGATTGAGGGAAACTTAATGTCTGACGAGATGGTGATGCCAACTCCCGATTCACCAGCGGGGGCGACGGACAGTGGTTTACGCGAAGCATTCGCTGGCTTTATCCAGGAGAACGCCGATTCTGGACAAGAGGCACAAGGGGCGATAGGTGCCGTAGACGCCGGTTTAGATGTAGACAACGACGCGTATTTGAACGATCTGCTTGGTGTAGAAACGCCCGGCAATGTTCCATACGAGCGTTTTCGCGAGGTCAATGAACGAGCTAAGCAAGCTGATCAACTCTCCAATGAGTTTGACAACTGGCGCGGTGTCATTGATGAATTCAAGCAACTTGGCTACAACAGCGCAGCTGATATCCAAGCCGCCTTAGAGGCACAACAACAAGCCAATGAGGAAGCAGAGATAGCGCAGCGCTACCAACAACTGCAAGACGCAAATGTGATTGATCCTTACAATGCACAACTGCAGCAAGAAGCGGAGCTGACAAAGTTACGCTACGAGCGGCAGATGCAAAAGGTGAACTCATATTTATTGCAACAGGAGCAATCCCAAGCAATGTCTCAGTACCCGTTGGCTAACCAAGCTCCTGAATTAGTTCAAGGTTTGGTCCGGTCTGGTATGAGTCCAACTGAGGCAGCTCAGGCGGTTGATCAACAGATTAGAGCCCTGACCAAAAAGCTAGTTCCAGAACTTGCCACAAAGTTGCAGGGACAGGCAGCCCCAACCCCAATGAGTAATGGTCAAGCAGCAGCTCGCCCAGTATCTCCACAACAAGGTCAAGGATTGTCTACAATCTCTCAACTTTTAGGTATCTCTCGTAATCGAAACTCAATGTAGGTGAAAGAATATGGCAATCGATTTTAACGGAGCCCTTACGCTTGCGGACTATGCTGCAATTTCCAATGATCCTCTTGTTAAAGAGATCACGAAGTCGCTGCATAAGACGTGGAACGCGCTTAAGGATATTCCACTCTCAACCAACCCATCACTTCGTCAGACTGGTATGCGTTATCTCAACGCAAACATTCCTACGCCCAACTGGACTGGCCTTAACGCTGAACCACAGACGTTTAAGTCAAAGCCAAAGTCGTACGAAGAGCAGCTTTATATTCTGCGCAACAAACTGACTGTTGACCGCCGCATTCTGGATCAGCCAAATGCAATCGTCGACCCAGTTGAGTCGCAGATTCAGATGTTCCTAGAGGGCTTTGCCTATGATTTCAATGACAAATTCATTAATAATGATCCGTCATCGACAGCCGCAGGCAATTCACAAGATTGTTTCCCAGGTCTTAACTACCGCTTGAAAAACGCGTCTGATTACGACATCCCTGGTGAAATGATTATTTCGTCCTCGGCTGACCTTTCAACGAACGCTACATCTGGACTTCTTGTTTCTGCCTACGGAAACGGTAGTGCAAACCGTTTTATGGCTGAAATCCAGAACCTGTTTGACAACATGAATGCGCCAGACGGTGACGGCGTAGTGCTATACATGTCTGAACTTTGTAAGCGTCAGATTGAAATGGCAATTCGCGTGATGGGAATTGGTGCTGGTTTTGACATTACACAGGACAGCTTTGACCGACCAGTCGAAAAGTACAAGAATGCAACCATTCGTACTGTTGGTCGTAAATCTGACGGTGTAACTCCAGTAATTTCAAACACGCAAACCCAAAGCACTGCAGCAACAATTAATACTGTTTCTACAGTAAACCGTCAGACATCTATCTATGCAGTTCGTTATGGAACTGGATACGTAACTGGATGGCAGTCTGAACCGTTCAAGCCAAAGTACCTCGGGCTTTCGCCAGAAAACGGAATCATGCATAACGTCCTGTTTGACTGGGGCGTAGGTTTGTGGATTCCTCACAACCGCGCCATTGGTCGAATTGACGTGGTCGTAAGCCAGTAATAAAGGAAAAGGTGAAAATATATGGCACGTGATCTTAAACTGTCTAACTGGACTTGGACCGCAGCAAGTGGTTCAGGTGTCATGACAATTGTCAACAGCACACCAACAGGTGATCCGACGAACACACAAGGTACGATTACCCTGAATGCTGGAGCAGTTGCTGGTGCAAACGTTGCTGCATTTCGTGCGGCTTCGGATGCAAAAAATGTAGCTGGGTTTATCAACTCTAGGATGGATAGCTCCTCGTTTGCGAACTTCATTGCAGGTAATGAAGTATCCTCGGTAACCAATCAGCCAGCCCTTTGGGGCAACACGTCGTACATGAATATGTACGCACGCTGTGCTGTTTCTATTGGTGCTCAGGTTACTGGCGCCACAGTCACATGGCCACAGGCTGCTGGTGGATACATTGTCATGGAAGGAGCTTATGACAATGGCGCAGCAACCCCAGGTCCTAGCGGTCTTTGGGTTCCAGTTTCTGGAGCCATTCCACTTGTAAGTGGCGTAGCGTCTCTATCAACAACAGTTGCATTGTCTAACAACACATTTACTACAACGACTCTACACGGCTTGTCCGTTGGTGATAACGTTGTGTTTAGTGCAGTTGGTGGACTTGCCGGAGCTGGTGTTCCAGTTGTAGATCAGGTTTATGTTGTGCAATCAGCGCCATCGCAAACTACGTTTACAATTGCAACTTTAGCTGCTCCTACTGTAGCACTTGTTGTCACTGGTACATCCACTGGTGCCGTTGTTCAGAGGCTAATTGCAAACAACGGACAAACGAAGATTCTGTCTGCACCTATGACGCAGAGCCTTCGTCCTTGGCTCCGCTGGGCAGTACATTACTTCACAACAAGCAACACCAATGTGTCCACTGTCGCTATTAGCAAGACGTCACTTGTCCTTGGACGTGACAACGCTATGGTGGGATAATAGGCACATGACAAGGGCAGAGATCAAACGGCAAGTCAGACTTCTTGGTCAGCATTATTTTAGTGGTGACCTAGATCAAGATCCGTTTGGTCTTGACCTCTTGGTGAACGAAACGGCCAATGACGTAGCCAGGTTAACTGACTGCTTCATTGGTCGTCGGTATTTAGATACTGTCTACGGAACAGACGAGTACTGCGCTAGTGACTTGTACAGAATTAAAAACGTCATGGTGTTAGACACTGACGGTAACTACAAGCGCATGCGGATAGTTGAATGGTATGAAGGCAATAACGATGTTTATCGTCGTAATGATCAGCCATCGACTCCTACTCATGCATTAATCTTTGGTGCTAATAGAATTAAGTTGTACCCATCTCCATCGGCAAGTACGCCGTCAGGAATTATGATTGAGGGTTACGCTATTCCCGGAGATGTCTGGACATACACAGTTAATGGAACGCCATCTACGACTCCAGCTGATCAACAAGAATGTCCATTGCCTGACATAGCTCACGACTGCGTTGTTTACGGTGTCCTGTTTAAAAAAGCTATGCAACAGCGTGACGTTGAGATGATTCAGTATTACCAATCAGAATATGAAAAACGTATGGGTATGGTTGAAAGTTTTGCTGCAACCTATGCAAGGAGAGCAACTTAATGGCTATATCCATAGACACGATTCGCCAAGAAACTTATAGGCTTTTAAACGAATCTTCAAATTCAACGCTAGGCCAATTGCCAAATGGCACTGGCGGGACAACTATAACAAGTGATGCGACAGTCAGAACTTATATTCTTGACGGTGTAGCCAACATATGTCGAACATGTGTGTTTTACCCAGTTACTAATACAATAACATTAGCTAACGGATCGTATGGTGTATCAACGTCAGGTAGTCTGACTACTGTTCCACTCAATAGTGAGTTGTGGTATCCAACTGATGTTTACATCTCAACAACTAGGTTATCGCACGCCAGCGAGCAGTCGGTTAGAGCAAACGATCTTAATTACAAGACTACTACTACTAGCTCGGCGGCATCTATTCTTTATTGGTATAGGCCAGATAACAATAGATTAAATGTTTACCCAGGCAATAATACAGGTGGGTCTGTCTCATTAATCATACACGGGTGCGGTATACCAGCGGTTCCTGCTGCAGACGGCACTAATTCGTATGACTTTTTGCCGGATGACGTACTGAGGCAGATGGCTGGTGCCTATGCAGCTATGATGTTGGTCATGAAGAATACTGATGATCCTTCAGTTGCAAGCAGGGCTTTCTGGAAGCAATTTTATGACGAGTGGCGAATGCGCCTGTGGTTACAACTTGACAAGTCATTAAAGTCGCCAGGTGCGCCATACGCAATGCCTCCAATTCCTCAGCAGGTGCAACGATGAACATAGCTTGGGGCAGGTTAATATTGCTTGCTTTAGGTGCATTTACCGCAAGCGCGGCTCCTGAGTTTGATGCTGCTTGGAAGGCGCAGCATATATCTGACAATGCGTCATTTGGCATGGTGACGCATGCTCTATTACTGTGTAGCATAGAAGGCATCAGAGCTGGTATACCCGCTATGACAACTGCGTTGATTGCCTTCTTTATGCGCCAAGATAGCAACCTACCAGTGTTTACCACTAAACTACCGGAGGTGAGAAAAGTCAGTGAAACGACGAGGGACATCGATGGATAAAACAGGATTGTCAGCAGATGACGTACAACAAATTGTCGCTGGTTTTTTTGGAAGCATTGTCGGTGTAAGTCGGCAATCCCATCAAAATTTTGGATCTCTAATTATTTCTGTGCTAAGTGGCACTGCTAGTGCTACATACTTAACTCCAGTTATAGCTGCCCCGTTACACATAACTGACCCCAAGTATATGCTTGGGTTATCTTTTTTGATGGGAACGCTGGGTCTACGTGGTGTTGAATTAGTAACAGCAAAATTAAATCTAGGTGGAAGTAAAGGTAAACCTGATGGAAGCCAAGGCAATAATTAACGTCATAGCCAACGTAATTATCGCCATATCTACGACAGGATTTATGGCGTTATTAAGACATGATAAATCTCCTATAGAACACATGCCATTTGTAATTAAGACGTGGATTAGGTTATCGCTTGGGTTAATTGCTTCCGGATCTTTGTTGAGCGCAATAAGAATAAGTAATCCCGTTGCAAGTGAAGTAATTGTAAATGTTGGATTAGCTAGTATGTTTACGTGGGCGTTGTTCTGGCATAAGAAACGCTGGTCAATGTAATGACGTACCACGATTCTGCACAGATATATCGGGCGGATCAAATGCCGGATGGTAGGTTAATCATCTGGTGGAATGAATCTGAGTCATTGGTGTTTGAGAATGACCAGGCTTTTTTAGATTATTGCACCGACTTAACGCCACAAATAAAACTATTACTAAGAACACTTTTATTGCTGGACTATTCAGAACAAAGGATTGATGGTAAAACTGCGTCTCTGTCAATCAGCGACCCGGACAACATTTGGGTGGTTGCATCGTGATTGTAAATACAGTCAGTAGGTATAGCACTGGATTTTATCCAGCTTTTGGCTATTCTCAATGGACATTTACTGCAGCTAGTCAATACATTGTTAACGTGTTCACAGCAGAAGAAGACATGACTATTACACAACTAGGTATGTGCGTATCTAGTTCGTCTGGCACTCCACCCGTCCGGATTGCTATGTGGCAATATGTCAAAGGTCAGTCATTGCCAGCAAACCCTCTGACCACTAAAACTTACACTGATCCGAATCCAGTCAGTATTACACCAGGCATCAGTACGCCGACATTTATATGGTGGAACCTTACTACGCCTCAAACTATAACGAGGGGTAACACGGTTGCTATAGGTCTTGAAACCTATGGGACGTGGAGTGGCGGACTAAGCTTGGTATCAACGCAGGATCAAAATAAACGTGATTACACCATGATGTCTGCACAGCCATTTGCTAGAACGTGGACTCAGGACACAGGGCCTTTTAGATTTGGAGTTGCATCAGCAACAAAAACATATGGGT